AACAATGGGTGTGATTTTAGAAAACACCAAAAAACAGTTACTTGCTGAATCTTCAGCTGGTACTACAACTGCAGGTAACATCGCTACATTAAACCGTGTTATTCTACCTGTTATCCGTCGTGTTATGCCAACCGTTATCGCTAACGAATTGGTAGGCGTTCAGCCAATGACAGGACCAGTTGGTCAAATTCACACATTACGTGTACGTTATGCACAATCTTTAACAGATACATCTGCTGCCGCAACTAGCGTTACTGCTGGTCAAGAAGCGTTGAGTCCATTCTTGATTGCTCAAGCATATTCACGCACACCGCAAGCTACAGGTACATCTTCAAGCTATACTGCTAATAATACAGCGGCTCTTGAAGGTAACGGTGGTAAGCAAATCAGCGTACAAATCTTGCGTCAAGCTGTTGAAGCTAAGTCACGTAAGTTGCAAGCACGTTGGACATTTGAGGCAGCACAAGATGCTCAGTCTCAACATGGTATTGACGTTGAAGCAGAAATCATGGCAGCTCTTGCACAAGAGATTACTGCTGAGATTGACCAAGAGATTCTATTGTCATTGCGTACATTAGCATCTACAGAGTATACATACAACCAAGCTACTGTATCAGGTACAGCTACTTACGTTGGTGACGAACACGCTGCCTTAGCTGTTCTAATCAACCGTGTTGCTAACTTGATCGCCCAACGTACACGTCGTGGCGCAGGTAACTACGCTGTTGTTTCTAGCGCTGCATTGACAGTGTTGCAATCTGCAACTACTTCTGCATTTGCTCGTACTACAGAAGGTACATTTGAAGCTCCTACCAACACCAAGTTTGTTGGTACATTGAACGGCGCTATGCGTGTGTTCGTTGACTCTTATGCATCTGACACAACTCCTGTGTTGGTTGGTTACAAGGGTTCTTCAGAAGCTGACGCTCCTGCATTCTACTGCCCATACATTCCATTGATGAGCAGTGGTGTTGTTCTTGACCCAACAACATTCGAACCAGTCGTGAGCTTCATGACTCGTTACGGATACATCGAACTTACCAACACTGCAAGCAGCTTTGGTAACGCAGGTGACTACGTTGGCGAAATTGCTGTTAGCAACTTGTCTTTCAGCTAATCCATTCCCAGGATGGAAAATCAAAAACCTGCTTCGGCAGGTTTTTTGTTGAGTATAAGAATGCCCCAACATCCAGGCAGGTCAATCCAGGAGGAGTCGGGGCAGATAATATAAAGTTTAACGACCTTGCTTTTATACAGTAATATAAAATGATATTTATTGTTCTTGTATTATAACACTCACACCTTAAACCACGAGAGGAATTGGGTAACTTTCTTGTTCACGCTATCCCAATCTCCCATTGCAGGTTGTCTAAATATGCGCATGGTGCTGTACCAAGGGTTGTCTTCACGCTTAACGCCCCAGCGCCAATCGGTTGCGAACCAATTTAACATGAGCCAAGTTGGGCGTCCCAAGCTAGCAGCCAAATGAGCTACCGCAGTGTCTACACTAACAACCACATCCATGTGCATCATTTGAGCAGCAGTATCTGCCCACATGTTTGGGTTAGGCGGCAAGCAATGTACTCCTAGTTCTTTGAGTGTGGCCTCCTCTTCTGTTGTGCAATCTGCTTGCAAGTTGATCCATTCGTACTGTGAGTTAGCTTTGATTAAGTCTACAATCTTTGCAAATGGCATGCCTTTGTGGTTGTTGAGCCAGTTATCTCTGCGGCCACTCCAGCTAAAGCCCACACGCATTTTTTTCTTTGGACCAAAGTAGTCAAGCCACTGTTTTTGCAATCTAGTATCTGCGTTCAAATAGTTAACCGGCCGCGGCAAGTTTTCTAAAGTAACACCAAGGATACCAGGAATACTCATTATAGGAGTCCAGTAATCAAAGTCATCCACCGAGTAATCGTATCCGCTAACACGTTTGATAATAGAACTAGAGCCCAACAGAGGCACAAGCCCATCAGTGACCTGCAGAATGATTTCTGCGCCCATAACATGCAGGTTGTACAAGAAGCGCACAAATTGGATGTTATCACCGTGTCCTTGTTCGCCTACTACAAGGATAGTTTTGCCTTTTAGATCTTCGCCGCGCCAACGTGGCTTCTGGAATGGAGGCATAGTACCAGATAAGTGTTCATAGTTCCAGCGCCATTCGTATTGTGGCCAACCACGGTCATAATCTCCTGCTAGCAAATAAGCAATTGACAAATTAAATTGTGCAGTGACGTTGGTAGGATCAAGTTGGATAGCCCTTTGTAAGAACGGAATAGCACCTTGTGGCTCACCTACTTCACGCAGTACGTTGCCGTAGTTGTTGAATGCCGCGGCGTAGTTACGGTCTTGCGCAAATGCTTGTGCATAACAAGATAAAGCGTTTTCGGGTTGATTGCTGGATCGATATTGATTACCAGTTTCGATTAGTTCGTGGGGATTCATACGGATATTTAATGCTGCCAGTGGCGGTATTTGCTATTTTCTATAAATACACTGTTCGCAATTCGGCGACTTATGCAGACCATCTGCGTAGCGGCTAGAACCCGCATTGGGCTTCTACAAGGAGAAATCAAATGGCAAGACCCCTAAAAATACAAAAATACGGCACCAATCAAGGTTCCGGCGCACCTGGCGCAGCAGTTGGCATTGATGTCGGCTTCCCTAACTTTGGTAGCTTAACAGATCCAGTTTATAACAGTGCTAGCACATTGAGCGCTAGCGATTATCTAGGCGTTGTTGGTGGTTTGAGTACCACAGCAACTACGGCAACAAACCCTATTATTCTTCCACAAGTTAACATTGAGTTAGCTGATGGCAGCTCTACAGGTGCTGGCAACGGTCGCATCATCCGCCAAAAAGGCTCACACAAGTTCTTGGTAGCTTATGTTGCTAGTACCACAGCCGATGAGAGTTTTATTGTTGGCCAAGCCTACAGTGTTGCTAGCGTGGGCACAACAGATTGGGCCGCAGTTGGCGCAGGAACAAATGTGACTGTTGGTGACATTTTCACTGCCACAGCCGTTGGTTCAGGTTCGGGCACAGCATATCCAGTTGGGCAATGTGTGTTACAAAACACCGGCACGCCTGACGCTGGTTACATGAGTATTGAGTTCTCAGTTGGTGACAGTTCTGCTGTATATGCTAGTTATATCACCAACAAGTGGATCCGTGACTGGAACGGAATGACTTATGGCAACTACAGTGACAGCAATGCTGGTACAAACATCCAGAGTGGCGAAAACTTCTATCCTGTTAACTTCTTCACAGACGAAGGCACAGTTACATGGTCTGGTGCTGAAATCATTGGTGGTGCTGACGCTCAAAACGGCAGTCTACAATTGGCACAGGTTGTTAAAGCTACATCTTAATTTGGCGTAACCCCAGAATCCTCCTAGATAACTACTGGGAGGATTTTTTATGACTGTAGCATTTGTATTAGGCAATGGCGTTAGTAGACAGCAAGTTGATTTAGACAACATGCGTCATTTGGGCAACATCTACGGCTGTAATGCTCTCTACAGAGATTTTACGCCCACCGTTTTAGTCAGCACAGACAAACCCATCAGTGAGCGTATTCAAACTGAAGGATATGCCAAACACAATAGATTTTACACACGCAGGCCTATACCACATCTAGGAGCACATCCTGTTCCGCAAAAGTATTTTGGTTACAGTTCGGGACCTATCGCTGCTAGCATAGCCTGTTTTGATAACGTTAAAATTGTATATCTTGTGGGTTTTGACATGGGACCAGTAAACAATCGATTCAACAATGTGTACGCCAACACAGAGTTTTACAAAAAAAGCTCAGCAGTGCCCACATATTCAGGCAACTGGGCTAGGCAACTGGTCACAGTCATGCGTGATTATCCCAAAATACCCTTTGTTAGAGTGTTTGGCGACACCACAGCGCACATCAAAGAATTTGATGATGTTGCAAACTACACCACCCTGCCCATGACAGAGTTCTTGAACAGAATAAATAACACAAAGGATCTGTAAATGGCTACTTATAAAATTGTCAACGGCGACTACACCATACAAACGCTGAATTCTGGTGACAGCATTACTCTAACCAGCGCTCTGGGCAATGCACAAGCTGATGTCATAGTCGATGGCAATTTAACTGTTACTGGTAACACCAGTTTAACAGGTAACCTATCAGTGAGCCAAATTTTCTCAGGCAACTCCAACGTTCAGGTGTTGTCGTCTGGACTGGGCGGTAATGTTACTGTGGGAGTGTATGGCACATCAAACGTTGCTGTTTTTGCCAATACTGGTGCATATTTTGGAGGAGTAGCTTCTGCAACTGGTAACATAACAGGTGCCAATATCAACACAGGCGGTATTGTAAGTGCTACTGGTAACGTCAATGGCGGCAACGTCAACACAATTGGTAACGTAACAATCACTAGAGATTCTAGTGTAACTCAACCTACTATTAGATTTTCAGACACAGACACTACAGGCCTGGCCAATACTGTAATCGGAGCAGTAGAATGGTATTCAAACGATGCCACAACTCCGGGTGCCAGAGTAGCTACAGCAATCAGATCTACCTACACTGACGCAGCAGGCAATGCCAAAGTAGAAATTTTAACAGGCACAACCACTACTCCAGCTGTGGTGATGACTATTCTGCCAACAGGGAACGTTGGTGTTGCTAATGCAAACCCAACTACTACTTTTGGTGTGACAGGAACAGGTTATTTTAGCAGTACACTACAAGCAGCTGGTAACATCACTGGCGGCAACTTGATTACAGCAGGTCTTGCCACGGTCACTGGCAACATTGGTGGCGGTAATGTTAATACAGCAGGTCAAGTCAGCGCAACTGGCAACATCACAGGTGGTAATGTCATAACTGGTGGAGGCGTCACTGCTGGCGCTGCTGGCGTTACCGCCACAGGCAATATTCGTGGCGGAAACATTGTCAGTGATGCTCAGATCACTGCTGTGGGCAACATCACCGGCGATAATTTAATCACTCAAGGAGTGGTCACAGCACAAGGCAACATAATTGCCAATAACTTCAGTGCTGGCAACGTTGTCAGCGCAGCAATGATTGCATCAAGCGGTAATGTTAGTGCCACTGGTAACGTTACTGGTGCTAACATAGCCACTGGTGGTTTAGTAAGCGCAACTGGCAACGTCAATGCTGGTGCAGTTTACACATCAGGGCAGCTTGTTGCTGTGGGCAACATTACTACATCGGGTGGCTTCTTTATTGGCGACGGTGGCTTCTTATCAAACGTCACTGCGGTTTCCAACGTTGCTGCTCAACAAATTGCCAATGGCACTACAGTTATGGCCGTGGCCAGCTCAAATGGTAATATTTTTGCTACAATCAATGCTATTGGTAATATCATGGTATTGTATGATGGCGGAGCTAACTTCACTGGTGCAGTTAGTGTAACTGGCAACATTGCAGCAGCCAACGTTAATACCGCAGGGAATGTCAGCGCCACTGGCAATATCAACACTGCTAACTTGTTGGTAACAAACACTGCTAACATTGGCACTCTGCTGACCAACAATATCAACGCCAACGCATTAACATCTGGTACAGTGAGTTCTGACCGTTTGAGCGGAACATATGTTATCGACGTTACTGGTAATGTCAGCGGCACAGCAGCCACAGTAACCAACGCTACTCAGGCCAACATTACATCTGTGGGCACATTGACCAGTTTGGCAGTAACAGGCAACATTACTTCTGGAAATTTGTCAACAACAAGCAATATCAGTGGTGGTAATTTGATATTGAGTGGCGCTATCGTTGACAGTGCGCAACTGGATATTCAAACGTCAGCAGCCAATGCCAACATTGTGTTGACTCCCAACGGCTCTGGTAACGTAAACATCGGGCGCATGAGCGCATCGGGCAATATTACAGCAGCAGCATTTTATGGTCCGTTGGTTGGTGCTGTGACGTCAAGCACAACAATCAGTGCCACTGGTAACATCACTGGCGGCAACCTAAGCGGCACCAGCATTGTGGGCACATTGACCACGGCAGCACAAACCAACATCACATCAGTAGGTACACTGAGTTCTCTGAGTGTTACTGGCAACATTACTGGTGGCAACATCTTGGGCGGAGCCAACGTTAATGCCACTACTCATACAGGTGCTACAGTTAGTGTAACTGGCAACATCACAAGCGGCAACGTCAACACTGGTATATTGAGCCTGAGTGGCAACATTCTAAGTGCAATAAACACCACAGCCAACATTACTACAACTGCCAACATCAGCGGCGGTAATCTAATAGGTACTGTTGCAACAGCAAGCCAGACTAATATTACCGAAGTGGGCACGCTGGGTAGTTTGAGTGTTACTGGCAATGTCACTAGTGGCAATTTGATCACATCTGGAACAACTGGTACCCTGTCAGTCAACAACATTACTCATACTGGCACCAATGCTGTAGGCAACATTGGCAGTGCTTCTAGCTATTTTAACCAAGTGTTTGCTACAGCAACCACAGCGCTGTATGCCGACTTGGCAGAAAAATATGCCGCAGATGCTGAATACACACCAGGCACAGTTGTAAGTTTTGGCGGGGACCATGAAGTAACTCAAAGTACCAGCGATGGCGATCGACGAGTAGCTGGCGTGGTATCTGCTAACCCTAGCTATCTAATGAATGCTGGACTAGATTCTGACCATGTTGCGGTAGTTGCCTTGCAAGGACGAGTACCTTGCATGGTAACAGGAAAAGTACGCAAAGGTGACATGATGGTGTCTGCTGGTAACGGCCGAGCACGAGCAGAATCAGATCCATCGACTGGATCAGTAATTGGCAAAGCTTTAGAAAACTTCGACGGCGACTCTGGAACCATTGAAGTTGTGGTAGGCAGAATCTAACTAAAAATCGCCTGCAGCGACACAGGCAACCCTGTTTTCCACAAAATTGCAGTCTGAATCTTTTGGTAAATACAACCAAAGGATTTGGATTGTAATGTCTCAACAGATAATCAATATTGGCGAAAATGCAAACGACGGTACCGGCGAACCGTTGCGCGATGCGTTTGAAGCGGTAAACAGTAATTTTACTGAAATATACACTGCTGGGCCAGTTGGCAGCAATATTCGAATTGCCAACAACACAATAACAACCACAACCACCAACACCAACATTGTGCTCAAGCCCAATGGAATTGGGGTGATACAAGCCAATGCAAGTATATTGCCCAACATCAGCAATGTGCATGATATTGGTAGCAATAGCTTGAGATTTGACACAATTTATGCTGGCTACTTTGTAGGTAATGGTAGTCTGCTTACTGGCATCTCAGGCGGGTCTGGCAATGGTCAAGCTATTGTAAAC